TCTCAGACCTGGCCTTCACGCCGCCCGCGGGCTTCCTGCGTATCTCCACCGGCAACATGAGCGACACCGACTACGCGCCCATCCCCAACGGCAACGTCGGCAACGACACCGTGCTCTACACCGGCAACGGCAGCATCCAATCACTCGGCGGTCTCGCCTTCACGCCCGATCTCGGCTGGGTGAAGAAGCGCCAGGCGACGAGCAACCACGTCCTGGTCGACTCGGTGCGCGGCGACCACGAGCAGCTATCCACCAACCTGGTGGCGGCCGAGTCCACCAACCTCGACGGCCTCGAGCTCGAGGCCGCCGGTTTCAGGGTGGGCACCGACGCCGACGTGAACACGCTCGATACCGCCTATGTGGGCTGGATGTTCAAGAAGGGCCCGGCGTTCGGCGTCGACATCGTGGAGTACACCGGCAACGGCGTGGCCGGCCGTACCATCGCGCACGCCCTGGGCGGTCGCCCGGACCTGGTGATGGTGAAGAATCTCGACCAGGCGCTCGACTGGCAAATGCTCTGGATGCACTGGCTTGACGACGTGATAATCGACGCGCGCACGATGTGGGTGCCCAAAGCCAATCCCGAGCAATACGCCGCCCCGATGGCCGGCGGCACCTGGGTCCAGAGTCCGGTCTACTGGAACGACACCGCGCCCACGCAGAGTGTGGTGACGCTGGGGAGCTCGAGCTCGGTCAACGCCAGCGGGGAACGCTTCATCGCCTACCTGTTCCGGTCGATCCCCGGCTATTGCCGCGTGAATGCGTACAAGACGATCTCGCCCTGGTGCGGGTTTCGCCCGCGCTTCATCCTTCAGCGGCGCATGTCGACCGGGACCGGCAACACCGACATCATGGACTCCTCGCTGATCTCGATACCCAATGCCGATACGATGGACTTCGTGAACCAGGCCGGCGGCTTCGGCGCTATTCGCTCGCGCTCGTTCCTCGCCAACACCAACGCCCTGGAGGCCGCCGACGATATGAACGTGTCAGCGCGCAACTGGAGCCAGGGCGGCAGCGGCGGCTCGTTCGGGTTCTCGTTCCTGGCGCTGGCGGAGTTTCCTACAATCAAATCGAGGGGATACTGATGGCAACACCAAGGCCAAGAGTCTGGAGCGACATGAGCTCGAACGAGGTGCGCCAGCACTTCCTCGAGTGGCGAGCTCCACTTCGCGGGAGCATCATCGTATCGTTCACCTGGGCGAGCTCGCCGGCCGGGCCGACGTTCTCGAATCTCAAGGTCCAGGGCACCAAGACCGTCGTCGACATCACGGCGCCGGCACTCAGCACGAAAGCGAGCTACGATATTCGATGCAAGATGACCGACGCCTCGGGACACATCCACGAGACCGAGCCGCCTATACAGCTCACGGTACGACCAGGTGGAACTTTCTGAAGTAACCACGCGCCCCTCCGGCCAGATGCTGGCGGAGTGCGTTCCTGTGAAACGCGCGATTGAGGCCGCTCTCCAGATGCACGGAGTTCAGGATCTCGCGCGCGTGACACGCTCCGTTTTCTCAGACATTCACGGGCAGTTCGTTGTCACCCTCGAGTTCCCGGAAGCGAAATATCACCGCTTCCTGGCGGGCCCAGGGCAAGCGCGCACCGTGACGGAGGGCGTCATGCGAGAGTACAACCGGGAATACCCGGACAGACTCCCGGCTACTGTGACGCTGGCGTTATAGCGCGCCGGCCTCGCTACAACCGGGACATGCCCGGCCAGGTGCTCACGCACATGGCGGCGGGTGCTGGCATCAAGGAGCTCGCCCACTACCTGGGCGTGACGCGGCAAACCGTCTACGACTGGTGCGACGAGAAATCCAAGCAGTATCACCGTCCGTTCGCGCAAGCCGTGGAGCTCGGCCGCGAACTCTCCGAGGCGTGGTGGATGCGCTACGGGCGCCTCGCCATGATGGGCAAGGTGGCGCACGGCCCGCCGGCCTTCTGGATTTTCAACATGAAGAATCGCTTCGGCTGGCGTGACCGCGTGGAGATCGCGGGCTCTGAGGATGCGCCGCTCCACGTCACGCTGAAAACCTACACCGCTCCCACCAAGCCCGAGGAGCTCGAGCAATAGAGATCCCGCACGATTGGGATCCACGGTGGTATCAGCTGCCGCTCTGGCAGTTCATGGCGGGCGAGGGGCCGGCGCTCCACAAGCGAGCGTGTGAAGTCGCCCATCGACGGTGGGGCAAGGACGACCTGGCGATGAACTTTATCGCCCAGGAGTCGTTCAAGCGCGTCGGCACCTACTGGCACATGCTCCCGGCCGCCACCCAGGCGCGCAAGGTGGTGTGGGACTCCATCAACAAGCGCGGCCAGCGGCGCATCGACCAGGCGTTCCCGCCCGCCATCCGCAAGGGACAGGCGAACAAAACCGAGATGAAGATCGAGCTCGTCAACGGCTCGATATACCAGTGCGTGGGGAGCGACCACTTCGAGAGCCTGCTCGGTGCGAACCCGGTCGGCATCATCTTCTCGGAGTGGCAGCGCGCCAACCCCGCGGCCTGGGATTATCTCCGGCCGATCCTGCGAGAGAACGGCGGCTGGGCGATCTGGATCTACACCCCGTTTGGCCGCAACCACGGCAAGACGACGTTCGACACGTTCACGCGGCTCCAAGCCGAGGGCAACCCCAACTACTACGCACAGATCTCCAACATCACCGAGACCGGCGAGCTCACCGCCGAGGACATTCAGGAGGAACGCGACGAGGGGATGAGCGAGGCGATGATCGAGCAGGAATACTACTGTTCGTTCACCGCACCCACCGAGGGCGCCTATTACGCGAAGGAGCTCGCCAAGCTCGAGGCCGCCGGCCACATCGGTAACTTTCCTCACGACCCGGTGCTTCCGACGCACACAGCTTGGGATACCGGGGTGGGCGATTCGACTGCTATATGGTTTTTTCAGCTCGTCCCGTTCTCGAACGCGGTGCACTTCATCGACTACTATCAGGCCGAGGGCGAGGGTTTGGCCCACTACGCACGCGCCATCCAGAAACGTGCGCTGGAAAAGGGCTATCTTTACGGGGAGCACATCGCACCCCACGACATCGAGGGCAGCGAGTGGACGGTAGGCGAATCGAAACTCCATCGAGCGAAATCGTTCGGGATCAAGTTCGTCGTCAACCCGCGTGTGCAGCACAAAGACGAGACTATCGAAGCCGTTCGTGTAGCGTTGCCGGCGTGTCGCTTCAACAAAGCAACCTGCCAAACGGGCCTCGATGCACTCTGGACGTACCACAAGAAGTGGAACGACAAGCTGAGAGCCTGGGGTGATCGGCCCGAACACGATTGGGCGAGCGATGGCGCCGATGCTTTCGGCGAGGCCGCGAAGCGCATCAACTGGCTGCGGCGCCGGATGGGCCGCAAGAAACGGTCGGCGCCTCCCGCTGCCGGCGACTGGATGGGAACCTGACAATGGCATTGAACAAGTCTGAGGTCGTCACCCACGAGAGCGGCGCCCACTTCCAACCCTTGACCGATGGCGAGAGTGAGCTCACCGCCGAGGCGCGCCACCGACTCGACGTGGGGCTCGATGGGATGCGGCTCAACCTTTACGAGTACCGCGAGGATGTGCGTTTTCTCGACGGCGAAGGCCAGTGGACCGAGGAGGCCAAGAGCCTGCGTGGCACCGACCGGCCGATGCTCACAATCAACAAGCTGCCCGCGTTCGTCGACCAGGCCATCGGCGAGAGTCGCCAGAACAAGATCACCATCAACGTCACCGCCACGGCCACCTCGGGCGATGATGAAATGACGACCAAGGCCGGCAAGCAGATGAGCCGGGCGGATGCTTTCGAGGCGCTGATCCGCGACATCGAAGTGCAATCTCAAGCCCAGGACGCCTACGACACCGCCCTCGAGACCGTCTATGCCGGCGGGCTCGGCTATTGGGTGGTGCGCACCGAGTACGTTGACGATGACGTATTCGAGCAGTCCATCGGCGTCGAGCGACTCCTCGATCCGACGCTCGTGGTGCCCGACCCCACGGCCCGCAAGGCTGACCGTTCCGACATGAACTGGTGCTTCATCATGGATTGGATGGAGCGCAAGGAGTTCGATAATCGCTACCCCGGCAAGTTTCCAGCCGGCGATCTCAACACCGAGTTCCTGGCGCCCTGGCGTCAGTGGTTCCGACAGACCGACGACCATGTGGCCGTCGCCGAGTATTTCAGGCGCATTCCCAAGAAACGCGAGCTCGTACAGCTGTCCAACGGCGCCGTCATTGACCGGGGCGATCACGAGGATGTGATCGACGAGCTCCTGGCCGCCGGCATCCAGATCGTGCAGACCCGCGAGGTCCGGTCGCACAAGGTCGAGTGGTATCGCGTCGGCGGCACCCGCATCCTCGAGGGGCCGGTCGAGTTCCCGTGCCGCTGGGTGCCGGTGGTGATGGTCACGGGCAAGGAGCTCGCGGTCTCCGGCCGCATCAAGACACGCGGCATTGTGCGCCACGCGAAGGACGCCCAGCGCGCCTACAACTACTGGCGAACGGCCACCACCGAGCTCGCCGCCCTCCAGCCGAAGGCGCCCTATATCGCCGCCGCCGAACAAGTCGAAGATCACCTGAACGAGTGGGGTGAGGCGAACCAGGGCAACAAGTCCGTTCTGCTCTACAACGCCATTCCCGGCCTCAACGCGCCCCAGCGCGACAGACCCCCGGAGCTCTCGCCGGCATTCGTCCAGGAGACCATCGCTGCCGACGCCGACATCAGAGCGACCGTCGCGCAGTTCGGCGCCTCCATCGGCGACCCGGACACCTCCAAGCAGTCGGGAGTCGCCATCGCCCAGCTGCGACAGACCACCAACACGAATATCTTCACCTACACCGACAACCTGGCCCGTGGCATTCGCCACACCGCGCGCATCATGGTCGACATGATCCCCAGGGTGTACGACACCCAGCGCATCGTGCGCCTGCTCCACGAGGACGAGAGCGAGGACTTCCTCGAGCTATTCGCCCCGGTGATTGACGAGGAAACCGGCGAGGAGACCCTCATCAACGATCTGCGTGGCGGGCGGTTCGGCATCAACGTCAAGGTCGGGCCCAGCTTCGCCAGCCAGCGCCAGGCCGCCGTTGCCGGCGTGCTCGCCTACCTCGAGCGCGACCCCGAGGCCGCGCCCCTGGTGCGCGATCTCGTTGCCGGGAACCTCGACTTCCCAGGCGCCAAGATGATGGCCGACCGCCTGCGCCGTACCATCCCCGAGGAGCTCCTCGAGGGTGAGCGTGGCGATGAGGGTGAGGAGCGGCCACCGAGCGCCGAGCAAAAGACCAACGCGGTGCTCGCGGAAGCCGAGCTCGCCGAGGCCGAGGCCAAGGTCGTCACGGCGGAAGCGAAGGAGGCCCAGGAGAAGATCAAGCTCATGCAGCTGATGAAGGAGGCCGGCCTCGACCGCGAGGCCCTGGTGGAGCTCATCAACGTGACGGTCGCCGAAATGATTGCCACGCAGACGGCCGAAGGCCAGCAAGAAGGAGGCGTTCCGCTCGACCAGGTGCCGACCGGCGCGGGCGCGTGATCGCGTAAGCCGTGGACAATCGTCGCGGCTCGACTAAAATCCGACCGAGGGAGTAAAACGTGACAACTGACCCAACCCCAGCGCCCGGTACTGATCCGAAGCCACCGGAGCCACGAACTCGTGACGCGATCTCGGCAAGTGAGGCCGAGGACGACGAGCTCGTGGCGCGAGCGGCCGAGACCCGTGGACACGATACGCGCAGCCATGTAGTGACGGAGGAACCGTCCCTGGTGGCTGCCGAAGCGACACCACAGGAATCCAAGCGCGCACCCGACGAGAGCAACGGTGACGACGACGACGGGGAAGGGGATGCCGACGACGATGAATCGACACCACCATCGGCCGATGATGGGAGCTCGAGCGAGGCGGCGGCTGGTGCTGCGGATGAAGGCGGTGAAGCCGGCGACGGGGACAAGCGTCCCAAGAGCCGGCGCGCGAGAAAAACGGCACGGCTACAGAAGGATCTCGCCGAAGCCCGTGATCGCATCACTGAACTGGAACGCAACGCCCAGGCGGCACCCCCAGCGGAGCCGGCCAAGGAACCAATCTCGGACGATTTTGCGTCGTGGGATGAGTATGCCGAGGCCAAGGCCGTGTTTCTGGCGGAGAAGAAGGTCGCCGAGCAGTCGCCCGCCCAGGGCGGCGCCGGCACCGACCCGCCGATCCCGGCCAGCTGGGGAGAGGTGAGCGATAAATACTCAGACTTCGACGCTATCGCTTACGACAAGGCCCTCGCGGTCAACCAGACGATGGTCGACCAGTTGATTGACATGGACGAGGAGGGCGCCGAGGCCCTGTATTATCTCGGCAAACACCCGGACGAAGCGAAGCGCATCGCAACCGTGAAGGGAGAGACTGCCGTAGCTCGTGAGCTCGCCAAGATTGCCGTCAAGGCCATCGCAGCGAGCAAGGCGACAGGGAATGGCAGCCAACCCCCCGCGAGTGAGGCGGCGAACGTGGCACCGACAGTCTCGAACGCCCCTCCACCCATTGGCGGAACCGAAGGCGGCGGAGCTCAAGGGAGGCAAGTCGATCTCGACAGCGCCAACCCCGAGGAGTACCGGGCCATTCGGCGCAAGCAGATGGCGGCGAGAGGGTAGTTCCATGAACCACGGAGCACTTTCTCATGGCAAATGCGCTAATCACTCCGACGATCATCGCCCAGGAGGCGTTGTTTCAGTTGGAGAACAACCTCCAGATGGCGAACCAAGTCCATCGTGAATACCGCGAGGAGTTCGTCAAAGTAGGGCAATCGGTCAACATCCGAAAGCCCGTCAAGTTCGTCACGTCCGACGGGGCCACCCTGGTCAAGCAGGACGTTGAAGAAGCCAACACGTCGATCACCGTGTCCAGCCAGAAGCACGTCGGCTGGGAGTTCTCGAGCATCGACCTGACCATGACCATCGAGGAGTACAGCGAACGCTACATTACTCCGGCGATGATCACGCTCGCGCAGACGGTCGACAAGGAGGGTCTCGCCCTCTACGACCAGGTGTGGAGCTCGGTCAGCAACGGCTCGTTCGTCAAGCCCGACACCTTTGCGGAGTTCGCTCTGCTGGGTATCAGGATGGACGAGATGGCGATCCCGCCATCGGGCAGCAACAACCGGGACCGGCGTCGGTTCATCGGCAAGTCCAACACCACGCACTCGATGGCCGGCGGCCAGGCGGCTCTGTTGCAGGAGCGGCTCGTGGCCGAGGCATGGAC